GGAAAATCAATTCCAACAAAACAAAACAAACTTAAAACAACATTACACACATAACCACGAACCAAAATCGGTTAAAACAAAACCACTTTCGTTCATTATGTCGAAAATCAGAAACGTGTTGGACAAAATCAGAGACCCATCTGTACAAACAGCAATTTGCGAAAATGCTTATGCACAAATGAGACCTGTACTCAAAGAGGCACTAGTCAATTGCCCTTACGCACTAACCGATCTAGAAGCCGACGCTCTAGAAAATATGGGTATATCCGTAAATCCTTACGCGACACAGACCCACACACACGCAGCCTGCAAAGCCATCGAAAACCAGATGCTGCAAATAGTCGGACACCACCTCCCAAAGTCCAAAGTCACTTTCCTCTTTCTGAAGAGAAGTAAACTCCGCTACATGCGCAGAGCTGCTGCTCTCAACGATCACTTCATGAACAAAAATGTGGAGCCCAAAGACTTCTTCAGATACGACTCTGAAACTGTATGCGCAAACCTCAGTGCCGTATCCACCAGCATCGCATACATTTCCGACACCCTACACTTCATGACATTCGAAGAACTTGCCAACCTCTTCGAAACGAGCCCGAAGCTTGACACTCTGCTAGCGACTGTAGTGCTGCCCGTCGAAGCTCTGCACAAACGAACTTCACTACACCCCGCTCTGTACTCCATCAACTACAACAAAGACGGGTTCGAATACATCCCAGGCAATCACGGTGGAGGAGCCTATTTCCATCCTTACGACACACTACAATGGCTCAAAGTGAGGACCCTACTCTGCAACAGTAAACACAAGGGTTTCCCTCCTTTCCACCTCACATTCCAAATGGTAGAGAGTTTAGGCGCCAACCATCTTTTCATCATAAGGCGTGGAAAATTCGAAACCCCCCTCTACCGCACCTTCTGCCGTGACACCTACGTCACATTCCCAAAAATCTTCCATCCATCCACCGCCAACGCCAACAAACCCATCCAAAAACAAAAAGCCATGCAGCTCTGGCTATACTGCAAGTCAGTCAAAGCAGTAACCGAACGGGACATCTATGCCAAAATAAGGCAAGTACTGCGAACCGAAGAACTTGAGCTGTACGAGCCGGCGGAGGTGGCACACATAGTAAACTACTTCTACTTCATAGCGAACCTCCACTCCATCACTTGCTACGAAGACCTGCTGTCAGGGTCACTACTCAAAAGGATGACAGTCCCAATACGCACGGCCATCACAAAGTTCGTCGAGGTCTTTCGCGGAAAGAATGACTTTGTCAAACTTTTGGATGCTCTCAAGTGGGACAACTTTACCTACAGCATCAAACCGGAGGACATGACCACCAAAATGGACTCACACCAGGTCAACCACCTCGTGGAAGAGTATGGCATACCCATCAAAGAAGCTGAAGCGACCATCGCTCAGCTACACCGCGAACCAGAACTGCTCAACGACGCGGACTTGGACTCCCCACCCATGGTGGATTTCCTCGGACGCACTACATACGAGCCCTTTAACTATCCCAGAACCACAACCCCGACAGACCCCAAGCCAGCCGCCACAACCGCTGACGACTCCGCCAGCTGTTCCAAACCGCCCAACTCCGCAGCTGGGACCAGCCCGAGCCCCAACCACACGCAACCCGAGAAGCTGAAACCCGATGCACAACCCACTCAGGACTCCGCCACAATCCCCGTCCACGTCTCAGGCTGGGAAAGAGAGCCCTTCGACTATGTGTTCCACACATCGCAGAGCCAACAACTACGGGGACGCAAAGCAGCCTTCCTAAGCACCCGACAAGACATAGACTACGGCCATGACAAAATCCGATATGACACAAACCCCTGGAACGAGATACTGACTGACTTTCTCAGAACTGTGGGTTTCCAAGCCAACGCCGTCCTGATTCAAGTCTATGAAGCTAACGCAGGCATACCATGGCACAGAGACGACGAAAAGTGCTACGAAAAAGATGCCATTCTCACGCTCAACTTCGGCACAGCCACCTTTGAGTTCTCAAATGGCACTAAGCTGCACCTGACCGACGGGTGTCACTTCATAATGTCAGGCGAATGGCTGGACCTCAAACACCGGGTAACGAACTGCAGCGCTGACCGCATGTCCCTCACTTTCCGTGTGCACAAACAGGACATGTTCGGCCACCCCATCCCAAAAACTACCCTGGTGCCCGAACAACAACCAGAAGTTGACGCCGGTGTCGACAATCACAACCTGCCAAAAGAAACGCCAGCCCAAGAACCAAGTGAGGCCAGCACAGAAAGTGGGCCCAACACCACAAAGCCAGCCCCATTCGTGAGCCAGAGACAGAACACGCGCTCCCCCGAGGAAAAACCCACGGTTACTGCCGTGCCCTGGGAAGCATGGAAGCCACTCCTCAACAACCACGGTTTCAAAGCCGATGAACAGCAACTCAATCCCGAGGGCTTCCTCATACTCCCAATTTTAGATGTACACAAGGTGCCCCACTCCAAATTCCCAGACACCGTCCCAGCAAAGCTGCAAGACACCCTCACCCAAATGAAACGCTTTCCCGTCGACATCACCATCCAGCACCAAAGAGCCGCAGCCTACGCTTCCGACATCAAAAACAACCGAACAGGCAAGCTACTTAGCTCCATGGACAACAAATGGAAAGCTAGCTTTGCATACAAGATGCAACACGAAGACATAACCCTGACTGGTACTGTGATCCATGGGTGTGGAGGTTCCGGCAAAAGTCACGCCATTCAACAGTTCATCCGGACCATTCCTAACGACAACAACACCATAACGGTCGTCACCCCAACGGTCGAGCTGCGCAACGACTGGAGCACCAAATTACCACTCTCACCACCAGAGATGTTCAAGACGTTCGAAAAAGCGATCACTCAACCCTGTAACCCCGTCGTTGTTTTCGACGACTACACCAAGATGCCCCCCGGCTACATCGAAGCAGTGTGTATGCACCACCGCCAGATCGAATTCGTGATACTCACCGGGGACAGCAAACAGAGCGTGTACCACGAAGCCAACACTGAGGCCTACATCTCATCGATGATAGAGGCCGTTGAAGTTTTCGAGCCCTTCTGCGAGTTTTACCTAAATGCCACACACCGGAACGTCAAAGACCTTGCCAACAAACTCGGAGTCTACTCAGAAAGACAGGGTTCCCTGAAAATCACCATGGCATCACACCACCTCAAACAATCGCGCATCCCACTGTTGGTGCCTTCCACCATGAAACGCAACGCAATGCTCGACATAGGCCACCGCTGCATGACCTACGCGGGATGCCAAGGCCTTACCGCACCCAAAGTCCAAATCTTGCTGGATCAACACACACAACACTGCTCGGAAAGAGTCTTGTACACTGCACTATCTAGAGCGGTTGACAGCATTCACTTCATAAACACCGGGCCCAATTCAACCGACTACTGGCAGAAACTGGATAGCACCCCGTACCTCAAAGCTTTCATCGACACACACCGAGACGAGAAAACGGAGATGTACAACTCACAACCAGCAGACGACAGCCCAACGCCGGTCCCAGCCCCGAAGACCCATTTTCCCCCAGCTCCCAGTACCCTGCTGGAAAACATGGTCGAAACCCTCCCCGACAAGGAAGCGAGGGAGATTTATAACAAGAGCCTAGGGTACAGCAACGCGATCCAAACTCAGGACCCCGTCGTTCAACTGTTTCAACACCAGCAAGCCAAGGATGAAACGCTATACTGGGCCACCATCGAAGCACGACTTTCCATCTCCACCCCAGAAGCGAACCTTCGAGAATTTAACCTGAAGAAAGATGTGGGAGACGTGCTCTTCGCCAACTATGCTCAGATCATGCATCTACCCTCAGAACCCGTCCCCTTTGACGACAGAATGTGGGAGATCAGCGAAACAGAAGTTCGTAACACCTACCTTTCCAAGCCCATAGGCAACCTGGTCAATGCCGCCACACGACAAAGCCCAGACTTCAATCCAAACAAAATCGCACTCTTTCTGAAGTCCCAGTGGGTCAAGAAACCAGAGAAACTGGGGGCGCTGAAAGTCAAACCTGGTCAGACTGTCGCCTCCTTCATGCAGGAAACTGTCATGCTCTACGGCACGATGGCCAGGTATCTGAGGAAACAGAGACAAAGATTCCAACCCCAAAACATCTTCATAAACTGCGAGACCACGCCGGATCACCTAAATGAATTTATCAAAAGCCAGTGGTCTTTCACACAACCCGCCCACACCAACGATTTCACCGCCTTTGACCAAACTCAGGATGGCGCCATGCTACAATTTGAGGTTCTCAAAGCGAAATTCTTCAACGTTCCGCCCGAAATCATCGAAGGCTACATATACATCAAACTCAACGCGGAAATCTTCCTAGGCACCCTCGGGATCATGAGACTCAGCGGTGAAGGCCCAACTTTCGACGCTAACACGGAATGCAGCATCGCCTACAACGCAACACGATTTTTCGTAGACGACTCAGTCGCACAAGTCTACGCCGGCGATGACATGGCATTAGATCGCGTGGTGCAGGAGAAACCTAGCTTCAAAAGGCTGGAACATCAGCTCAAGCTCACATCCAAACCGCAATACCCAAGCCAAACAAAAGGTGACTACGCCGAATTCTGCGGGTGGATATTCACACCTAGCGGCATCATGAAGCATAGTCTCAAAATGCAGGCCTCCATCCAGCTCCAAAAGAAAATCAACAACATCGCCCAATCAGCTCGTTCATACGCACTGGATCTGAAGTACGCTTACGACATGGGTGACGCACTACAAGACCATCTAACTGAAGCTGAGTGTGAACTGCACGCTCAATCGGTCCGCGACATGCACCTACTCCACCAACATGACGTCCTAGTCAACGGTGCTTCAAGCCCCCCCCATCCGACCCAAACAACGTCAGCCGCTGACATCCCCACTGGTAGCGCCAAGACTAAGAAAAGAAACCTATCCAAAAGGAAAGCTAAAGTAGCCAAAATCGACAGTAGCGGAGATTTCAATTTCCGTTGCCCCAGTTCCCCCCCACGCCAATAGGAGCCGGGTTAAGTGTCCTGATTGTGAAATGGCTTTGTTCTACCTCCAAACTTTATTACTCAACAGTGATTTCACCAGGACCACAACCCCCACAGCTAGCCCCCTCATCATCTTTGGTACTGCTGGCTGTGGCAAAACCTCAATAATCCGCGCTCTCGCTTCCCAATTCCCCGAACTCCACTTCTCTAGCTTTCACCCCATCGTGCTCCTACCCAACATCCGTAAGAAACAGCACCTAGCCAACCCCAACGAAGCCACTGACGTGTTGGACGAATTCCTTGCTGGCCCCAACCCCGAAGTCCGAATAGCCAAATTCTGCGACCCCCTTCAATACAACTGTGAGACCTTGCCAGAACCCCACTTCATAAGTGAAACCACCTACCGCTTCTGCCCACGCACCTGTGAACTACTCAACGACATCTTCAAAACAACTCTCAAGAGCAAGGTTCTAGAGATTTGCAAAGTTGCGTGCGTCGACCCATACGCAGTAGACCCCGTCGGTAAAGTGATCGCTATCGAACAAGAGTTATTCCCAATTCTAAGCGCACACGGCCTGACCGTACACTCACCCGATTTCCTCACCGGTCAAACCATACCTGAAGTTTCAGTGTACACACTCAATCTCAAGCGGGCCGTAGCTGAGCATCCTCACCTCCTCTTCATCGCCCTCACCCGCCACAGCAAAACACTCCACCTCTTCGACCTCAATGCCGGGCCTGACACCACCGCCTAACTACGAAAACGTGTACAAACTGGTGGCACTAGGCTTCATCTGCGTCGGCATCATCCTCGCTACCAAATCCAACCACAACCACCACACCGGCGACCAGCAACATTCACTACCATTCGGCGGCATTTACAGGGATGGCACCAAAACTGTCTCTTACTTTCGCCCTTCTGACCCTATCACCCACTCTAATAAATGGCTGGCCTTCTCATCAGTCATCACCATCAGCCTCATCATTTGGCTATGTTCTAAATTTTCTCCTGGTGATAGGCGGCCTCTACCTCCTGTATGCTCTCACTGCACCTCCCACTAAGGCCGGTTGCATCGTACGCGTGACGGGCGAAAGTGTGACCATAGATAATTGCCCGGACACAGCTTTAATAATGGAAAAATTCAATCTCGCTCCTTGGAACGGGGTTAAGTTTCCAAAAGAATGAAAATTTTAATTATAAACCAGACACCTTTCTTAATTAAATGGCAGGAGAAAACACACCACCCACCCCCCCGACAGCACCAGCCGGCTCCGCTGCCGACCTGGCTAACCCCAACCGCAGCCCCACAGTTTCCGACCTAGCTAAACTCAACTACCAATCGACCACCACCTCAGTCGCCACCCCAGAGGAGATCACTGCCCTTGGTGTGCTCTTCACTAGCGCCGGCGTAGACCCCAACTCAGTTCCACTGGCCATGTGGGATTTAGCTCGGGCCTATGCTGACGTTCAGTCCAGCCGCAGTGCCATGCTAGTGGGGTCCACTCCATCCAACAAATCCATCACCCGTCAGACCCTTGCCCGCAAGCTGGATCAAGTCAACATCACGCCACGCCAATTCTGCATGTACTTCGCAAAAGTCGTGTGGAATATCCTGATCAGCAGCAACACCGCACCCGCCGGCTGGGCAAAGTTGGGGTACCCCGAAGAATGCAAGTTCGCTGCATTCGACTTCTTCGACGGTGTCCTCTCCCCAGCCGCACTTGATCCCGCTGACGGGCTCATCAGACAACCCAACACCCGGGAGATCCAAGCCCACTCAACGGCTAAGTTTGGAGCTCTCGCCCGCCAACGCATCAGCAATGGCAATTTCGTCTCAACACTCGCCGAGGTCACCCACGGCAGAGTCGGAGGTGTCAATGCCATGTACTCCATCGAAGCCCCCCCAGAAGCCTAAGCCTTTCTCCTTGCCCAACTTAAATAAGGAGGTGTTTTTCTACAGTTTTATTTTCACTAATATACTATGTGTGTGTT